CTTGCAAACTCCGTACCGGTTGCATCACATCGAATCTTTACAACGTCATGAACTTCATCGTTAAAATACCAATCTCTTAAAATCTTAAGAACCTTTGAACCTCTTGATATTTTGAATGTCATATCAATTGATGGCATTTTAGATAATCCAGATTGAATCTTACGTATTTTGTGAAATTCAGGAACCTCAATTTCNCCTTTTTCAATTATAACCTCGCCAAACTCAACAAGCCCGGCAAGCTCCTCACCATCAATTAGCATCTTAATTTTTTCAGCTAGATCCTTAGATTGCATCTTTATCACCTCATGATTGTAGTACAACACCAACGCCAATCATTATCGACTCGGCTGGTGCTGGATACGTAAAATAAACATCTAAATTTCGTTCACCTAATTGTATTTTGGAAAGCGGATTATTAACTATATCCGCCTGTACCTGGACACTATCATCATAATTTGATTTCGTTCCGTCGGCTTTAATCCATTGCCCAAAAGTCTCTCCCTCGGTAACAGTCCCAGTTGACCCACGTTCCCAAAGTCTCCTCATGAAAAAGTCAATAGCGTTTCTGTCGGCCTGTATTCTGTCCCAACTATTCGGAGTATTTTCAGAAAGCTGCAAACTGTCTACACAAGACACATGGATATAATTTCTCATTACAAGTGCATTATCATATCTATAATCAGTACTTGACGAGAATGATCTTGCATTCCGCATCACATACCCCATGCCAGACAGAAATTCAATACAGTTAATCCCAGAATCAGCNAGATCGGTTCTGTCCTGATTGTCTGGGAATTGCGTTCCGTAAACTCCGATAATTCCAATTATCGGTATTTGTTTCAACCCTGGGACACAATGAATCCCGTATGTCGCGATTGTTCTAATCCATGCCCCCATACACGCCCCAACATTCGGGACATTTCGTGCAGGAGCAATTGAACTATTTGAAAATGGATCTGTGATTTGAACCCATTGCGCCCAGCCTGTACCCAGAACATCATCAGACCTTTGATACGATGAACCAATAGTCGTTAATGTCGTCTTAGTTTGGTTAGCTGCTATGTTATAAATTATAATAGGATGATCGTATCTGGCACGCGAATAACTTTCCATAGCAGCATTAACAGTTGCCAGCGTCGTTTCGGAATTACACAAAAATCTAATCGGTAATGTATCAAATGCTGTATAATTTCTATATCCCCAATGTGCTAATGTTGTTGGCGCCGTTCCATAAACTCCAGTTGTAAGATATGTTACCGACGAAACATCCGCTGGAAATATCTTTTCAGGTGTCCCCGCTATCGTTGCGAGCTGATCTTCAACTTTTAGATAATTACTATTTGCAAAAACATTATTGATATAATAATCAGTAACTTCAGGAGCCATTGTTACATAAATTTTTCCGAGATTCTGGTCAACTTCTTTAACGATTCCAGACAAAGACTTTTCATACGTTTTAATCTGCATTCCTAAGACCGTAACCACATCAGCGGCAACCGCATTTGACGATGCGTGAAAAACTCCGGAGAAATATGCCTTCCCAGTCGACTCATCAATCTGAGTTATCTTTTTATATACTGTCGCCGGTGCTGAACCTGTCGCCAAAACTTTAATAATATCCCCGACCTTAACGCCAATAACACTTGTCAAGGTAACAGACAAATCACTTGCCGCACCCGTCGCCCCGATTGTTGTAGTATACCTGGCCCCGGCTGTAATTGTATACCCTATTCGGTTCCCGTGAGTTCCGTATTCTAAGACCCCAAGATGTCCAGCACTTANTTTAACCGCCGCGGATGGAGCACTGTCAATATTATTTAATGTTACCGTCGCTGCTACGGCGTTTATAGCGGACCCTGTATTCCCAACATGAGACTTGAACCACAACGATGATCCACCTGGTGCATTTTGAAAAAATAATTGTGCCTCTTCATAAGCATAAGCCGAGCTTGAAAAGTCGTTCCCAAAAATATTTTGGAACTCATTCATATTCCGGCATTCCCATGCTTGATCATAAGTCCGTTCGGTTAACCCTATCATACCACCGATTGCAAAATCAGACGCCTGAACAACACTTGATTTTTTAGTCGGTAAATCCTTTCCGGTTACCCCAAAAATCCTTGATTTACTCATAGTATTCCCTCACTATAAAATTGTTTATTTGAGTCTGGAAATTTTCGCTTTTAAATTCTCGATCACTTATTTGCGAACTTTCAAACGGCCCGAAAATAACCACCCTATCAAAAAGGTGTAATTCAAATGTCCTATTTTCCTTGAAAATTATTATCCTGGGTTTGTCAATTATTTCTGGTTTATTCTCTTTGACTTTTACTTTCTCATCATTCATAATTCCTCACAATACATCAACTTCTAAATTTGTTGTAGATACAGGGGAAAGAATTGCCCTATTATATAAATTCTCTTTATATTCAATATTAAAACTATATTGAATTTTTGGGATAAAATCCGTATCCTCCGTAGGAGCTATTTCAACCGGTATCCCGTCAGAAACAACATCAAACGGGAATCCGTTAATCCAAATAATCTCTCTTGCTATAAACTTCCGACAAATTTTAGCCATCGCATTAACAAGCTCATAGCTTGTGGACTCACAATCCAAAAGTATATTGAATTTTTGAATGTGTCCCTCTTGTCTAGAAGATACTAACCCCAAAGTTTTCACCGTGTCAACAACTTTATCTAATGCGGCCCCTCGGTAAATAATTTCTGGAGTCATCCCCCAGACTGAAATTCCAGGAAGAATAATTTCACGTTGATTTCCATATTCAACAGCAAAATAAATATAACATGATTTATTGATATGATCATATAATAATCTTTTTCCATCATATAAAGAAGTTAATTTGCAATTGAACCCGTCGATTTCTCCAATTTGGTGATATTCAGTATTGACCCCATCTGATATTTTAATCACCATATATTTTTCTACAAAATAATTATTATCAACGCCAGTTAATTCTATATTATCATCACTTGCAGACCCTGTCAAATTACCGACTGGAATAATCATTTCGTTATCTAATGCGATATCTGAAAGCAATTTTGTTTTTACTGCTCCGAACAAATCAAGAGGCAATTCTTCTTTGACTGCAAGCATGTGAGACATAACAATATAATCTTCATCGTCATGAAGTGCCGTGATTTCGATTTTAGTCAACGTAGTATCACTCACACCGATTACAACTTGACTAAAATTTCTTGTTGTCGGAATATAATAATCGTCACCGCCAAAATTAATTTTATACTGATAATCAGTAATTTTATTAAAATTATCATATTTCTTATTTCTCGACCAAATCGAAAATACTATTTCCGTATACTCGGTAAAATCAAAATTAATTGTTTTTGTTATTGACTCATCCAAATTTCCAGACGGGATTTCAAAAATAACAGACGTACTCAAACCCCCAGCGATAAAGTCAGGATGTTCATTAAGAATATCAGCCGACATTGTACCTGTTGATGTCCATCCGGATAAACTAACAAAATTATCAATTATCACGTTCAATGGCGGTCCTTTCCTGTTTTATAATTTGATTTATCAATGTCGTTTTTCCTGACTGGATATATTCGCTAATTGCTTTTTTAACTTCTTTTGATTGCTCCCTTTTGTCGTACATTCTATCGCGTGAAGTTTTTTCAAATGCCTTAAATAAAGCCGGTCGCGGTGGTATCCTTATAATCGCATTTTTAGTTTTTATTATTGTCCCGTACTCATGAACAAAGAAAAGAGTTTTTAATTTTACTTTTCCTGAATGATGTGTCCCTGACGATGGGTAAACCTTCCAGCCATTTTTCAACTCTTTAATTCTCAATAAATTTATATACGCTCTGTCGTCATTTAATCCTTTACCGTATAAGGGATGAGTTGGTAAATCATATTGTCGTCTTCGTTTCTGTTTAATGGTATTCGGCTTTAATCGTTGCAATCCTAATTCATTTCTTTTTAACCCATTTTTAAAATTCTCAATTGTTTTTAATGAATAATTTTTAGTCTGTGATAGCTGCATGCCTACAAAATATTCTGGTAAATTGGATATTCGTTTAACCTTAGCATGATATTTATCGGAAAATTTAACTTTTATCATGGTAAACACTTCAAACCAAATGTTATATACAAAAAACTATTTTTAAATTGACTTGATCTTGC